AAGTGGGCCTCGGACTTCTGGGTCTGGCTAACTTCCTGAGCTACCATGGTGTATCCTATGCGGCATTCGGTGAAGCCCTCAGAGAAGTCAATCTTGGTAATGACGAACTGGAACAGACACCTGCTGTGTGTCTTGCTCGGGAGTTTGTCTGTGCCGTTGCTGGTGCTGCTTCCGTTGCTCGTTATCACAAGATGGATCGGGCCTTTACTATCGCCCCCACCGCCAGCTGCTCCTACCGCTACACAGATCTCAGTGGCAACACCACCTGCCCAGAGATCGCCCCACCCATCGCCCGAGAGGTTGATAGAGACTCTGGCACGTTCGGAGTCGAAAGCTTCTCCTATGGTGATGTTGAGATCGCGTCAGAAGTAGGCTGGGACGCCTACAAACTGGTTGCTGATGAGATCGTACGGACCTTCCACCTTACTGGTCTCTTCCATGGCTACAGCTTCAACTCCTGGAGCGACGTAGTTACCTATGACGAAGCCTTCATCCAAGACTGGCTTCTCAGCCCCCAAACCTCCCTCTACTACGCCTTGCAGGTCATGCCCGACACCCTCCGAAAGGATGATGCGGCAGCGGTCATCGAAGACGAAGACTACCGTAATATATTTGGTCTAGAGGAGGATGCTTTCTGTTCATCCTGCGCTGAATGATGTCTGCCTACTCTAAAGTTGTTTCCCGTAAAAGAACCTGGACACCTGTTGCTGTAGACAAGGGTCTTGTTAAAGAGGGCTCGGAGGATTCACTCTTCCGGGCTCTCGCCCTCCGTACCCTGGAGCTCCCCGTAAAGGAGATGCTTGCCCAGGGGTTGGAGAGAGATCTCCCTGATGACCCAGGCGTGATCCCTGCACTACAATCGAATATGAAAGATGAAGACAAGCATGATCTTGCTCTTAACTACATCTGCGCTGTGCATGGGACTGATGCACGGGCCGAAGCTGAGGCAGCAAGAATCCGTGAGGCTTGGCTACGCGCTCCGGAGCATCCGATCCTCAAAACGGCTATCCTTGAAAGGAGTGTCTTCTTTGTCCTCTTACCATTCTTCCGCTTCAACGGAGACATTGGTATCAGGACCGTGGCTTCCGACATCAGCCGTGATGAGCAGACCCATGTTGCCATCCACGGTATGGTCGCTCACGACCTCGGCTATAAGTCCACCCCCAACCTTGATAAGTTACGCCGGGCCACTGTTGCTTGGGTGATGGATGGTTTGGGATCCTCTGAAGATCGCTATTTGGATAAGGACTTCTGGATCAAACAGTCCGACAGCCTCTACCGCAACGGTAAGGCCGAGGGATTGGCTGAGACACAGCGGGCCCGTATGCCTGCATTCTTCGAGGCTAGTAATGTCAACCTACCGCAATATGGATAGAGAACTTTCACCCCAAGATGTTTTTGGTGGGGGCACCTACCTAGAACAACTGACCCGAGAGTTAGAGTCTATGTATCCACTACATAACCCATCACCCAAGGATGACGATCGGACGATCATGTATCGTGCTGGTCAGCGTTCTGTGGTTGAGTACATCAAAGCAAAACTAGAAAATGTGTAGCTCTCCATCAGCTCCATCTATTCCAGACCCTAAGCCACTGCCCGCGCCGAAGCCCCTGCCCACTCCACAGCAGCCTAAGCCTGCTCCTACAGTGGCTCCCCCTGCTCCGCTGCCTGCATCCCCCTCAGCTCCCCTGCCTAAGCAGGTAACCCCCGCTCCCACTGCCCCTCCCCCGACCTTGGTCACAGGAGCAGATGATGTGGAGCCTGTGGTGAAGAAACGTAAAAGCAAGCGCCAGCAGGTACAGCAAGCAAGTGGTGGTACATCCGCCCTCCGTATCCCCCTCAATGTAGGTTCTGAGCCTGCTGCAGGTAAGGGAGGAACTGGTCTTAACATCCCAAGCAACTAATTATGAAACCATCAGCTGAAGCAAGGTACATGACCTTGACAGCGGATAGGGAACAATTTCTAACACAGGCCCGGTACTCCGCAGCCCTGACCCTCCCCTACTTGATGCCTGATGAAGGGCACTCACAGGGTGGTCCTCTGCGGAGCCCCTGGCAGTCTGTGGGTAGTAAAGGCGTAAACGTGCTGGCATCTAAGATGATGCTCAGCCTGTTTCCCGTCAACACTACCTTCTTTAAGCTGCAGATCAATGACGCCGAGCTGGCAGGTATGCCAAACCTGAGCAGTGAAGTTCGGTCAGAGATAGATCTCTCCCTTGCAAAGATGGAGAGGATCGTCATGCAACATATTGCAGAAACGTCAGATCGAGTCCAGCTACATGCTGCTATGAAGCACCTGGTGGTGACAGGCAACTGTGTCATCTACCAGGGAAAGAAGAACCTTAAACTGTTCCCCCTAGACCGCTATGTCATCGCCAGAGATGGGGATGATAATGTCGTTGAGATCGTAACTAAAGAGATCGTAGATCGTTCTCTGCTCCCTAAGGAGTTCCAGAAGCCATTCCCCACCCACGACTCCAATGCTGTCGGTGAGGATGGTCCTAAGATTGGTGTGGCCACTGTTGAAGGCGATAAGGGTCAGCATGATGATGCCATCGTCTACACACATGTGGTTATGGAGGATGGTCAACACAAGTGGCACCAAGAGTGCGAAGGTAAGATCATCGCCAACACTAAGTCCACAGCCCCAGTTAAGACATCCCCTTGGATGCCCCTCCGTTTCAATGTTGTAGACGGGGAGAGCTATGGCCGTGGTCGAGTGGAGGAGTTCATTGGGGACCTGAATAGCCTAGAGATGCTGATGAAGGCACTCGTAGAGGGCAGCGCTGCTGCTGCTAAGGTTATCTTCCTGGTATCCCCCTCAGCCACCACCAAGCCCCAGTCCCTGGCTACCGCCTCAAACGGTGCCATCATCCAAGGACGTCCTGATGATGTAGGTGTGGTGCAGGTGGGTAAGACCGCCGATTTCTCTACAGTCCAGACAATGATCAGTGATCTCACTCGTCGTCTGTCTGATGCCTTCCTGGTGCTGCAGGTCCGCGATAGCGACCGCACAACCGCCAGCGAAGTCATGGCCGTCCAGCAGGAGCTCAATGAGCAGCTGGGTGGTATCTACAGCAACCTGACTACAGAGCTGCTGCATCCCTACCTCCGTCGTAAGCTTTATAACCTCAGCCGTGGTAAGAAACTTCCAGCCCTTCCCAAGGGTCTGGTTATGCCTACTGTTGTGGCTGGTCTGAATGGTATTGGCCGTGGTCAAGATCGTCAGTCCCTGATGGAGTTTGTTGGTATTATTTCTCAATCCATGGGCCCAGAGATTATGGCCCAATATCTTAACCCTGATGAGTACATCAAACGTCTAGCCGCCGCCTCTGGCATTGAGGCGCTAGGCCTGGTGAAGGGTGAGGAACAGATGGCACAAGAGAAGCAGCAAGCCCAACAACAAGCCATGACACAGCAACTCATGGGACAGGCCGGTTCCCTGGCTAAGAGCCCAGTGGGTGAGCAACTAACTGAACAGATGCTAAATGGACAACAACAACAAGGACAAGCCCCAGCAGCAGAAACGCCGCCGGGCCCGGAAGCCGGACGGTAAATTCCAAGGCGACAATCCAGCAACCCCAGACCTTAATGAGGCCTGGGAGCCTATAGATGTAGCTGAGATTGTCACAGAGAAGGAAGTCAAGCATACCGTCAAACAGAAGGTTACTGGCACCTCCGAAGCCTCCGCTGGTAAATACTCCAAGAAGCAGAAGGTGCGTCCCACCTTCGGCAATGTCACTACCACCTATCACTAATCTATGACCACCACCACATTCGATCCCAGCGAGGGAGCCTCCGCAGATCAGATGGCCCGTGAGGCTGATGCTCTTGCCCAAGGAGAGAAACTCGTACAAGCCGCAGAGGAGGATCGAGTCCGCCAGTTTGAACAGATCGAAGCCGAGGGGGAGGACGTCTCCCTCATCGGTGGGAAGTTCAAATCTCAAGAAGACCTTCTGAAGGCCTATGAGGAGCTTCAGAAGAAGTTAGGCAGCAACACTCCTGAAGAGGAGGAAGAGCCGTCTGAGGAGCAGCCAGGGGCCTCTGAGGAGGTTACTGAAGAAGCTCCTGAGGAAGTTGAAGTCACTGAGACCGTCAACTACATGAACGAGCTCAGCCGTGAATACGAGGAGAAGGGCGAGCTCTCTGAGGAGGCCATTGAGCGCCTCAGCAGCCTGGATCCTAAAGATCTGATCAAGTCCTACCTGGCCTACCAACAACAGGCCACACAGGCCCAGCTACAGCAGTCTGAGGTGAATGCCATCATGGACTCTGTGGGTGGTGCTGATGCTTATGGTGAGATCACCTCCTGGGCTGCTAGCAACCTTCCTGCTGAGGAGGTGGCTCAGTTCAACGCTGTTACCAATTCAGGTAACGCTGCTGCTATCCGCTTTGCAGTGGAGGCATTGAACAACCGTTACCGTCAGGCAGAGGGCTACGAAGCTCCCCTGGTGACTGGCCGTAAGGCAGCACCTAAAGCCAAGGGCTACCGCTCACAAGCTGAGTTGGCCCGCGACATTGCTGATCCTCGATACAGCAGTGATCCAGCATTCCGCATGGATGTGGAAGAGAAACTTGCACGATCCGGCAACCTGCTGTAGTGTATGGACACGGGGGCATGGTCCCTCTACCCCGTAAAAGCGATTGGACCCACCGCCAGTAGAGAGAATCAATCCCGGGCCGCTCCCGGGTACTGGCCTTGCCCCGTCAGAGGCTTTGTATCTGGCACTCATGAGTTAAACAACCTAGGCAAAGAAAACAAAGATACGAGTAAGGTGTGGGCCGGGTTCGCTCGATAACCCCATACGAAAGGATCGCCGTTTGAAAGCCAAACCTTTTCCAACTTTCAACTGATCTAACTCTTTAACAATGACCAACATTAACACTGGCTGGGTAGGCCCTAACGTAGCAGACGGCGGACGTACAGCTGCCCAAGACTACGACACTCGTTACGCAACAGCTCTGAAGCTGTTCAGCGGTGAGGTCTACAACGCCTTCAACGATGCCACGATCTTCAAGGGTCTGGTTCGTAACTATGCTCTCCGTGGTGGTAAGAGCAAGCAGTTCCTCTTCACTGGTAAGCTGGCTGCTGGGTACCACACCCCTGGCACCCCCATCCTGGGCGATGACGGTCTGAAGAGCAATGAGAAGACCATCGTGATGGATGATCTGCTCGTGGCTTCCCAGTTCGTCTATGACCTCGACGAGATTCTGTCCCAGTGGAACAGCCGTTCCGAGATCTCCAAGCAGATCGGTGAAGCTCTGGCCATCCACTATGATGAGCGTATCGCTCGCGTGCTGGCTGCTGCTTCTATCGCTTCTGCCCCTGTTACTGGCCAAGATGGTGGCTTCTCTGTCAACATCGGTGCCGCTAACACCAACAACGCTCAGGCTATTGTTGACGGATTCTTCGAGGCCGCTGCTGTGCTCGATGAGCGCTCTGCTCCCCAAGATGGCCGCTGTGCCGTGCTGAGCCCCCGCCAGTACTACAGCCTGATCTCTTCCGTTGACACCAACATCCTGAACCGCGAAGTCGGTAACACCCAGGGTGACATGAACAGCGGCAAGGGTCTCTACAGCATTGCTGGTATCCGGATCTATAAGTCCAACGTGCTCGCCTCCCTCTATGGCGAGAACCTGGCTACCGATCCCTCTGATGATACTTCATCCGGTGAGAACAACGCTAACTATCGTCCTGCGATCACCGACCTCGCTGGCCTGATCTTCCACAAGGAAGCAGCCGGTACCGTTGAGGCCATCGGCCCCAGCATCGAAACCACCTCCGGTGATTTCCACGTTCAGTACCAGGGCGACCTGATTGTCGGTAAGCTCGCTATGGGCTGCGACCACCTCCGCACTGGTGTTGCTGGTGCTTTCCGCGCCGCTTGATCCTCATTTCGATCAATTCCCCAGGGCCTTCGGGCCCTTTGGGGTCTTACCATTACCCCTAACCAAAATGGCAAAAGCTACTAAACTAGACGCTGTAAACATCGTTCTCTCTAACATCGGGCAGGCTCCTGTGGTCAACCTGGAGTCTGGCAACCCCATGGTGGAGATGGCTCAACTTATCCTCGATGAGGTTTCCCGAACTGTTCAAAGTGAGGGCTGGGTGTTTAACACTGAGTATGGTTATCCTTTTACCCCAGACCCCACTACCAAAGAGATCGAGATTTCCGATAACGTTCTGTCGTTAGATACCGAGCACCTTAGCACGTATGACGCACAGATCCGTAACGGTAAGCTCTATGACAGAGGCAACCACACGTATGATTGGAGTGATCAGATCAACCTTAATGTGGTTTGGGAGTTTGACTTCGTAGACCTCCCCGAAGCATTCAAGAACTACATTACTGTCAGGGCTGCTAATGTCTTTGCTGGTAGGTCCGTAGGTAGCTCTGAGGCTGTCAGGTTTGGACAGGCTGAGGAACTCCAAGCCCGTGCGGGCGCTGTTGAGTATGATACCCAGCAGGGTGACTACAGCATCTTCGGCCCCACCAATGCACACAACCGCTACAACAGCTACCGCCCTGAATTTGCCCTCTATAGGTATTCGTAAATGACTGCAGTTTCCCAGTCGATCCCAACTCTACTAGGTGGTGTCAGCCAGCAGCCAGACCCAATTAAACTGCCTGGCCAGGTACGGGAGGCTACAAACGTCTATCTTGACCCCACCTTCGGTTGCGTTAAGCGGCCACCCACTACACTGATCAAAGAGGCAGCCACCAACATCCCACGAGATGCTAAGTGGTTCCCAATCTTTAGAGATCAAAATGAGAGATACCTGGCAGTCATTTACGACAATGCAGGTACCACAGCCATTCGAGTATTTGAAGCAGACTCAGGCATTGAGAGGACTGTAACACTCCTAGAGGATTCCGCCAATTACATTAACGTAGCCCCCGATGACCTACGCTTCCTGACTCTGAATGATTACACCTTGGTGTGTAACACTAAGAAGACAGTCTCTATGTCCAAATCTTCCACAGAGGAGGCTGTAGAGGAAGCCCTGGTGGTCATCAATCAGGTAGGATACAACACCACCTACTCGGTTGACTTCCTGAAGGATGGTCAAACCACCACACAGGAGAAGGTCTACAGAGCAGCTGAGATTAGCGTCTCCCCTGGTACCTTTGAGGTGAACGATGGTAATGGTGCCTGTCCCCTTGTAGGCTCTGCAGACTTCCTGGAAAATGGATCTGGGGGACGAGCTAACCTGGGATTTAACCTACTGGTAAACTGCACCCCTGTCCAACAGACCTCCTATCAGAAGGGCACCCTGTTTCCCACAGGAGTCAAACTCAATACCACTGACTACTGGGCCTTCTCAAATTGGTTTAGGGCTAGATTGAAAGTCACAGAAGGCCTTGTAGAAGGCGCGTATGTGTATACTGATGTCAGTTCAAATACACCAGCTGGGGTTATCAACATACGAGTGGAGGCGATTGTCACAGGCCGGAGGGATAGTGCTAATGCTAGGTCAGTGGCTTACTCTTCCGCAGCGGTGACTAGCTATACAACGTCTGGAAGCAAGCCCTGGAGTACATATGCATTCAACTCATCTGCGAGTTGGAACGGTTTTAGTGGTACTGTCCAATTCCAAGTGTCAGGCCTAGACAGAGGCCCCAGCACCCCAGTATACAGCTATAAGAGCTCCTATACTGCCTCTGTAACACTCCAGAATGGCGGTACAGGATGGAAAGCTGGTGATAGTGTTGTGGTATCCCTCAATGGCAAAAGCTACCGGGTGAAAGTCACCAGGCACGTCATCGGCTACAACTACGCCTCAGAGAATCAGGTCACATACACGACACCCACAGATCAGACTGCAGGTGTGCTAGACATTGGTCTGATTACAGGCTCTCTAACCACCTCTATCAACGGCCTGGCAGACTACACAGCCACACCTGTTGGTAATGTCATACACATCAAGCGTACAGACGGCAGGGCGTTCAACATTCAAGCCAGAGGCGGATCGACAGACAACGCCATGTACGCCATCAAGACAGCTGTCAATGACATCTCATTGCTACCTAAGCAGGGCGTCAATGGCATGATCCTGCAGGTTAGGAACTCTGCAGAGTCTGAGGCTGATGACTACTATGTCAGGTTCAAGACTTCTACAGGGGACATCCCTGGCCAAGGATCTTGGGAGGAAACAGTCAAGCCAGGTATCACTACCGAGTTCAACGAAGACACCCTCCCACATGCTCTGATCCGCAATAGTGATGGCTCCTTCACCTTCCGACCCCTCAGTGCTGACTACGATGAGGTGGTCTCCTGGGCAGCCAGAGAAGTGGGTGATGAGGATACAAACCCAGAGCCTAGCTTCGTTGGTCAAACCATCAGTGGTATGACGTTCCACATGAATAGGCTTGTATTCCTTTCCAGGGATACAGTCATCATGAGCCAGCCTGGGGACTACTTCAACTTCTGGCAGGGCTCAGCTATCGCTATTGCTGATAGTGATCCTATTGACATGGCAGCCACCTCTACAAGGCCCGCCACCCTCAGATCCGCTGTGAGTAGCACCAAAGGTCTCCTACTGTTCTCCTCTGATGCTCAGTTCCTGATGAGTACCAAGGATGTAGCCTTTGGCCCCTCTACAGTCACCATGGAGGAGATCTCCAACTATTCCAACGTGACCACCCTGGACCCCCTGGAAGTGGGTACGTCTGTGTTCTTCAACTCAGACTCTATTGACTTCTCTCGGGTCTTTGAGATGGCCGTTGACTCTGTTGATAATAGACCCCAGATCGCAGAGAATACTAGGACAATCCCTGAGTACATACCCTCCGGTCTGAAATGGGGTGCTGCATCAGCTAACAACAATCTAGTTATCTTTGGGGATAACACCTCCAACTGCTACACCTTTAAGTTCTGGAACCAAGGTAACGAAAGAAGTCTAGCTGGCTGGACTAAGTGGGAGTTTTCAGGTGAAATTCATTTAATTTCATTTTACGATGATACAGGATACATCGTATCGTACAATGAAACTAGAAGTTCTTGGGTGTTTAGCAGGATGACCCTACTAGATAATCCCACTTCAACCACCATCACCTTTGACAGCCGTAGGTTTGAGCCTCGTCTGGACAACTACGTCCCTAAGGATGATATCCCCTCTATCGTCGTTGATGGTAATGACTCTAAGTTGTATCTACCTGCTGGTATGTACAACGGTGAGGAGTCTGCCTGTATTCAGTTCAACAAGGCTGATGCTACCTACTACATCGCCCCTCCTATTGAGTCAGATGGTGATGGAGAATTTATCCGAGTCAATACCATTGATCTCAACGACTTTGACGCTTACAACGTTGGTATCCTCTACAGGATGTATGTGGAGCTTCCCCAGATATACGTTAAGAGGGAGAAGAATGTGGACCGAGTTAATGTCCCAGTGGTGACTATCATTAACCTAGAGCTTTACCTCTCAGGTAACTACGATGTTACCCTGAAGCGTCTTGGCTACCCAGATACCACACAGCTGCTGGAAGCTAAGCAGACTGATGTGTACCTGCTGGGTGACACAGCAATGATCAACACTGAAACAAGGCCCATCTCTACCTACTGTAGGGGTGACCAGGCCTACGTCACTATCAGCAGTGAAGATCCCCTTCCTGGAGGTATCACTGGGTACTCCTGGGATGGTCACTACAACAACCGAGGTATCAACAAGATAGCATGAACCAAATCCGCCCCGCCACCATTCGGGACGGCTTATGCGTTGCTAACAACTTACGAAACGAAGACCGTGCGGAAGTGGAGGGTATGGGGCTATCCCTCCTCCACCTCCCATACGGTGTGATCGTCAGCGACCACGCTGTGGCCTTCTTTACCAAGGAGGGAGCACACGCTGGTATTGCTGGGATAACAGAAGTTGGAGAAGGCATAGGCCAGATCTGGATGCTTTGCACCCCTGAGATCCATAAGGAGCCCATCACATTCGTACGTCAGGCCAAGCAATGGCTGGATGGCGTGCAGCATAACTACCGGCTTCTGTGGAACCTCGCAGACGCTAGGAACCACGTCCACCACAAACTGCTAAATCACTTGGGTTTTCAAGCCTTAAGGACAGTCCCGGTGGGTGCAGAACAACTACCATACTATGAGATCGTAAGACTATGTGCATAGCAGCAGCGGCCATCCCTGCCGCAACACTAGCTATCAGCGCTGTCTCTACTGTTGCCTCTATTGGCATGGGCATCATGTCCGCCCAGCAGCAGGCTGCCCAGGCTCAAGCCCAACTCAATCTCCAAGCCCAACAGGCTCAGCGTCAGCAGGAGATGCAGTATCAGAGCATGACGCTGCAGATGGAGCAGCAGCATAGACAGCAATCACTAGCCCAACAACAACAAGCGCAAAACTATGCCCTGCAGGTGCAGCAGAGCAACGCGCAGATGCTCAACCAGTACCGCCAACAGCAGCAGTCAGTGCTGAATGAGCGGTCTACCATCATGTCTAGGCACCAGGCAGACAAACTCAACTACCAGCGTGGTCTAGAGAGCTCACAAGAGCAATCACGGCTCAATAACAAGGCAGCCAATAGAACCTACATGGCTGAGCAAGCTAAGATCGATGAGGCCCGTAAGAAGGCCGCATTCGAGCAGCAGTCCATCCTAGCTAAGTCTATTGGTGATAAGGGCAGCGTCTTAGCTGCAGGCCGTACAGGCCAGTCTGTGGGCCTCCTGGTTAATGACATTGAAAGACAGGCAGGGTTTGCTATTGCCCAAGAAGGAGCAATGGCTAAATCTAGGGAAGACATCGCTACCATTGGCATGGAGAGCGCCTTCCTACAGGCACAGAGTGACAACAACAGGGCAGCCAGTAATGTTCCTTGGAACCCAGCAGCTCCGTATCTGCCACAGATGCCTGACGTACCGGCCTTTATTGATGGCTCAAATCTATCCATCCAGACCTAAATTAAATGTCAAGAATTTACAAAGGGGGGCGGGCTGAGAATCGCTATCAGGGTGTGGATCGTTCAGTCCGCTATGACCCCGTACAGGCCACCTCTAGTGATAGGCAGATCCAGGAGTACAAGCGTGCTCGTATGCAGGACGCTGAGACAGTCACTAGGGAGATCAGCCGTCAGCAACAACAAGAGAACCTAGAGCTACAAGCACAGCAGCAAGCTCAGCGAGGCCAACAAGCCCTCACCCAGCAGGGGGAGAAGTTTGACCTGGCTAGGGAGCTAACCTTTGAGCAGCTCCAACTACAGCAAGAGCAGACCCACGAGAAGCTCCAGATGGGTCTGGACTCTGCTGAGCAGAGAGCTAAACAAGCTGCAGAGAATGCCCGTACCAGGGTGGTCGGTGACAGCATCCAGAGTCTGCTCAAGTTTGGTGGATCCGTACTCCAGTACTCTGCAGAGATGCAGAAGCAGGAGGCAGCCCGAGAGGCTGAGCGTACCCGCCTGATGATTGAGGATGCAGAGCTGGAAGCAGCTGGCCTGGGAGATAACTTTGGCACTGCTGAGCCAATCTCTGAAGAAGCCCTAGAGGCCTCTGCTAACTCAAACACCATTGCCCAGGCTCAGTCCACAGCAGCTAACAACGCTACCCAAGACCTAGCCGACTCTAACAACCCTCTGGCCCAGGATGCTTCTAACAGGATCCGCCAGAGCACCATCTGGAAGCAGCTGCAACCCCTCCGTAATGCTGGTCACTCAGCAACAGGCATGTACCCTGCTGCTCTTCAGCAGGCGCGTGCTGAGGGCCTCATACGGCCCGGTGCTGATGGCTTCGTAGATGCCCAGCGGTTCTCCCGCGAGTTCGCTCGTATGACCGGGTTGATGGGTGCTCCACGAGAGATTCAGCTCAAGTTTGCCCGTACAGCAGCAGCAGCCAATGCCAACATGGTCACAGCTGTAACAGCTGAACAGACCAAAGCAACCATTGAGGCCAACAAGTCTTCATGGCAGGGGCTGGTGTCTAACATCACCGACTCTGCTCCCACGTCTGGTATTGGTCAGGCCTTTGACCAAGCCCATGCTGAGACTGTTCATGGCAACATTGGATACAATGGAGTCAACAGCAGAGCAGCTACCAGGGCAACCCTCACTGAGGTGCTCAACAACTTAGTAGCTGATGGTCGTACTGATGCCATCACACAGCTACGTTCTCACGTCTACAACACTGCAACAGGCAGGACCTTGGGCCAAGACCACGACGACTTGTTCGACAAGTCTGAGCGTGAATCTAGGACCCAGTCAATCAGTAACTGGAACCTCCGGTCCTCAGAGCAGACAGTACAGATCAAGCAAACCCTTGACGTCTTCAACCAGGATCCCACCGCTGAAAACAGGCAGATGGTGATTACCCAGCTGCGCATGATCGGTACTGCTGAGGCCCTGGAAGAGGCTAACCGGCTTGCTAAGCCTGGCCTGAACTATGATCCCCATAAGAAGTTTGAGCTTCTGGAGATGCAGCAGCAGGGCATCCCCATCAACCAAGACACAGTTCAACAGTTGATTAGGGACGGTGTTATTACTGAGACAGAGGGCAAGCAGTTCACCAAGAGCTCCGCTGACATTGAGGCTGATAAAGCAGTAGAATCCTACACTAAGACCATATCTGCAGGCATGAAGCAGGCAATGATGGGTAAGGCTTCTATTTCTGACCTATCTCCTCAGATTAAGTCTCAGCTTACCGTCAGGCATCAATCCTTCATGGCTGATCTCAACGCCCTTGTATCTGCTGAGGTACGCTCTAACCCAGGCTTAGCTAAGGACACGGCTGAGCTATCTAAGATTGTTGAAGCCAAATCACAGTACCTCCTTAACCAGCCCCGATATAAGCTGGAACAGGTGGGTGGTGTTGGCTATAAGTTTGCTGGTGGTATTGACCCAGACCGTCGCCTGATCACCATCACCAACCCCAAGGGTATGCAGGACTTCTCCCAGCTCCAAGCTGAGGAGATCTTCGGTACCCTGAACTTCCCTAGGCATGAGCTACAGGCCACTAAAGACCTGTTCCTCTCACTTGCACAGCTTGAAGCTGATTCTAAAGCTATTCTGGATGGTGGGCAAGCGTCTAATCGTACCAGACTTATCGCTAGGAATCTCGGCTTGAGCTCCCGCGCATTGGTTGAGGCCCAATTGCGTGTTAATGGCCTCCCCTCGCTCAGCTTCATGCAGAAGAGTGTCACCGCCCCCGAGTATCAACCATCAGTCCGTCCCAGTAGCGGTAACTTTGACCAGAAGACCGGCATGGCCGAGCTGATGCGTCTAGGTGTTCCCCGTACTAATGCTGCCTATTTGTCTGGAAACATTCAGCAAGAGTCCTCTTGGAATGGGCAACGTGATTGGGACATTAAACACATTGATGGTACTGACCGAAATGGTGGACTCGTTTCATGGCAGAACACAGCCGCCCATAATCACTGGCGGTTGCGGAACGTTGAGCAGCACTTTGGCCGCGACATCTCAAAAATTTCAGAGGGCGAGCAGCTCCAATACATGCTATTGGAAATGCGTAAGTCCTACCCCCAAGCCTACGCCACCTTCATGAACCCTAATGCTACAGACAGTCAGCTCCGGCGGGCGTCCTACCAGTATTGGGGCTATGGTGAAGAGGGAGCTAGGTTTACCTATGCGCAGAGACTGTTGAATAATGGACCAAGAGCCGCAGGATATGCTCCTATTCCGTCTCGTCCCTCACCTCAAGTCACTACGCCGGTTCCCAGCGATCCTAGTCTTACGCCAATCCCTCCCACCCCTCCAGGTGGATACGAGGTTAAGCCAGGGTTTCATGGGACACCTCTCAACTATTAAGCCTTAGGGGATCCGTTCCCTAAGGTTAAACACCCCTTAAAGGAATGCCTGATCTAGATCAATTCTTCGACAACGCCCAACAGGGCGAGGCCGCAGACAATTATGTTGACATGAGTCGGGATGAGATGCTGGAAGAACTCCAGCCTTCTCAACCCCCTACATCTAATCAAGTCCCCACTGAGTCTGCCCCTGAGTCTGCCATCGGCGGGGCAACCCCTGCTAATAGGGAGGGTGGGTACGCTGATCCCAACCCATACAACCCCAATGAAGATGCTGCCTATTTTACACTTGGTGGTTTAGAACTCGTCACAGGTCAAGACCTGGGTTTAGACGATTATGTGGCACGCCAGCGGGCTGGTGTCCCTAACCTGGCAGACCAACTCACAAAGGAACCCATCAACGTCCTGGCAGGTGCTGCTATTGGAGCTGCTGAGTCTGTGGGCTCTGCTGCTGAGTTTGTGGGTGATAATGCAAAGACGTTCACTGGTCTTGCCCAAGAGACCGATTATGTCTTTGGCGATAAATACCAGTGGTCTAAGTGGGACCTCAATAAGGACAACCTCGGAGCTAAGACTGGTGTAGGTAAGATCGCCCAGGGCTTCGTCGAGTTCGGTATCCTCTTGTATGGTACTGGTGGTTTTGGTGCCATTAGTAAAGGCAGCCTGCTAGCACAGGTAGGTCAGGGTGCCCTCCGTGGTATGGCCGCCGACATGATCGACGCCACCAAAGGAGAAGGCAACCTCTCCAACCTGATCAAAGAGAACGCCCCCGACTGGTACCCCTCCTGGCTCACAGCCCTGGCTGTGGATGAAGATGATACCCCCTGGGAAGCTATCCTCAAGACCACCGCCGAAGGTGCTGGTCTGGGTGCTATAGCTGATGCCATTATGGGCTACGTAGCAGGCGTCAGAGCAGCCCGTAAGGCCCCTAAGGGTACTTCCACCGAACAACTCCAAGAGATCGCTGTGGAGGCCGCACAGGCCAAGATGAGGCAGCTGGAGCTGGACCTGCCTAGGGCAAGGGTTGAAGAAGTGGATCGGGTTACCCCTGTCTTCGATCAGCTGACGTCTGAGTTCCCAGACGAGGTGGAGAAAGGTCTCAAGGCTGCCAACAACTTGGAGCCCTATGAGATGCGCTCCCTCGTACAGGATTATGAAATTCTCGATTATGTGGATGAGGATCAGTTCCTGGCTAAGGCTCCCATTGACCTACAGTTGAACATAAAGGGAGAAGCTTTTAGGAACCGCACCCTCAAGAATGGTTCCACCATCAACTGGATTATCAAAGATGAGTCCAACCTCTATGAGTCTATTGTAGATGTTCCTACCTATCGTATCGATTGGGACATCAGCACTATTGATGCCCGTAACGGTGGATTAGGTGATGGTGCTTCTGGTATTGAGCTGTATAATCAGTTTAACGACATTGCAGCAGAGCTTAAGCCTGGATCGGTTGTCGTAGCTGAGGCAGCTAATGATGGGTTTGGTATTGGTATGTCTGGGGCTCAAGCCCGAGCAGCCGAAGTCCCAAACACCGAGGCTGTGTGGCGTCTTGATAACTATGATGCAGCGCGGGCAGCTTTTGTTACCCGTGAGAATGCTGCACTTAGGGACTGGGAAGTTATCGGCCCCTCTGGTCGTGAAGCCTACATGGACAAGCTGGCTGAGGAGGGAGTCATC